GATAGACGGAAAGCTATATCGGTACGACCATAGAAGACAGGCAAAGCAGTATATCACAGAGAGAAGATACTAATGAGCAGACTGACGGTAGCAGCACAGACAATTAAAGACTCAGTATCCGCACAGGATATCGGTGCGGCACTCGGATTAGAGATCCGAAACGGAAGGTGCAAGTGTCCGATCCATGGCGGAAGCGATTACAACTGCGTACTGTACAAAGGCAACCGTGGATATTACTGTCACGTATGCAAGTCTGGCGGCGACGTAGTGCAGTTCGTCAGGGAATATAATCAGATGTCGTTTAAAGATGCCGTGGCGTGGATAGACAGCACCTTTAACCTTGGTCTGAATCTTGACAAGCCAATCGATCCGGAGAAACAGAGGACGGCTGAAATCGCCCTTCAAAGACGAAAGGAGCGGCATCAGTTTCTTGAGTGGAAATACAGGATGCAGTTCGATTTGGAATTGATTGCAGATCGGATCGTAGAAAGACTGGAGGACGAACGTGACACACACAGACCGAGGACATATGGCGCATGGGATGAAACGTTCTGCACGGCAGTGCGTATGCTTCCTGAAGCAAGAGCGTTTGAAGAAGAATGTGAAATGAACTGTAAAAGAAAGGAAAGTGCATGAACGAATGAATTTTAAAAAGATCAGTGCTTGGCTCGTGATTTTGCTGGCGGTGATCGCGGCTGTTGTTGCCGTCGGATTGATCGCTGGATTCGCTATGTGGCCGTTCATTATCCTGTACTGGATGGTGCTGACGATCAAGAATGTCGTGGATTATATCGGAACTAAAAGTGACCAATAATGAAGGAAGTGAATTTGAAATGACATTGACAGAACTTAAAAATGCTATAGAAACGTCATTGAAATTTGAACGGAACCCAGACAATATTAATGTCGTTATTTCGACTGCACTTCCATACGCAACGTACTGTCAACGTCCATGTGAAGATGTGAGATATGCTGGTATGGGATTTGATTGGGAAGCTGGACAATTCAGAATTGAGCCAAAGGAAAAACTGATGGCTGTCAAGCACGATGTGCCACAGATGGTTATGGAGTATCGAAATAATTACCATTGCCCGAAGTGTGAACATATGCTTTCCGGCAAACGAAAGAATACTGACATACGATTTTGCAGTAGGTGCGGACAGGCGGTGAAGTGGGAATGACACAAAAAGAAATCATCGTTCCATATGATTCAATGCCACACATTCACACTGAAACTTTTCTTACGAAGGAACAGGCAGAACAATTCAAGGATGTATTTAAGGATTTTGTTCCTGTAGTCCGGTGCAAGGATTGCAAGTACGCAACGATGACAGCAGATGGGGAACTGTGCAAGTATTGTGAAAATGATATGGACGATGATGGCAACCAAAGAGAAGTATATCACAGTGCATATTGGTTCTGTGCAGACGGAGAACGCAAGGAAGGTCGGTGAAATGGGATGACTGACCCGTACGAAAAGGCATGGGAATCTATAGGTGAAGCACTATCAACACAATCGAAAATGGTTCTTTGGATTGCTGAACGGACTTTATCTGCGAAGGATTTTAAGGAGTTTGTAGATGAGTTCGCAAAAAAGCCAAAGGACAATCATGGCGAACTGCTTGATTTTATACGCAAGGAAGGCCGGTGAAGTGGGAATGATTCAGATTGATATGCTGATGCCAACTTGCTGTTATGACTGCCCTTTTAGTGATGACAGTGGTGACTATCCGTACTGTTTGGTACTTCATCAGAACAGAGGATATACGTTTGACATGAGAACGAAACGCTTTCCGAATTGCCCTCTGAAAGAAGTGGACAACAGCCAATACGAAGAAGAAATAGCGAAGCGGAAGAGAATGTGTAAAGCATTATTTAACCGTTGCCGTGCCGCAGTTAGTGCAGGAGGAATGATGTGTGTGTGGTGCGGTATGCGAGAAGAATGTGAAGCCGAACATACGATGTAATGGAAGGTAGGTGAAGTTGGAATGATACATCCAGAACGCAGACGGGAAAACCTCAAGAAAATAGAAGAGATGGACAAGCGTGATGCAGAACCGCTTCAACCGGATTGGAAAACGTGGTGCATGAATAAAAAGGTTGACATGGTTGAAGTAATCCGATGCAAAGACTGCGAATACGGTGAAAAAGTAAACGATGTTTATCTTTGCGGAAGACAGAAGACATTTGGCATGGCGTGTTATCCGGATTGGTACTGTGCGGATGGCAAGGTGAAAGAACAGGAGGAATAAAATGAGCGGTGGAAGTTTGAATTATTTTTATGCAGAGCTTGAGCATCACGCAAATGACTTCGGCGACAGGGAACTCAACGAGCTTGTAAAAGATATGGCCAATCTTTTTTACGAAAGAGAATGGTTCCTGTCAGGGGATACAAACGAAGGCAAATGGGTTGAAGCAAGGGACGCTTTCAAAGCAAAGTGGCTCACAGGGGATTGCAGACAGGAACGTATTGAAGCCTATCTTGACCAAATCAGAAACGAAGTACTCGATTCGTTCGGCATTTCAAACAGGTATTGTAAGAACTGCAAGCATTGGACACAAGACAAACGTGATAAATATGAATGCTACGGGGAGTGCGATCTTTATAAAAAATGTCTGATGCACAGAAGTGAATCGTGCGAAAAGTTTGAAGACGGGAGAACTGACACCGAATGATTTATTTCCATAATGCAAATGAACCGAAGAACATATGCTGTGAAAATTGTATTTTCAGCGACGAAACGGGTGTTGACGGTATAGTTGGCTGCATGCTTGATGGGCATTTAAAAGATACTGATATGTCCTGTGATAAGTTTGAACCGATAGATTAACAGGGGGCAATAAACATGGATAAGTCAATAAAAACCATTGGCGACCTTGCACAAAAGGGAAAAGAAGTAATTTTAAATCTTCGCGATCAGGACATCGCGGATTATCGTCCGGCTGGAGATATGTACATTGATGACATTGTAAAGATAGGAAAATATGAAGGAGAAACATATCCGACGATTCCTGGAGGTATCAGATTCTGGTTGAATAACGGTGATTCAATCATTTATGTTAAGGGAGTTTAATAAAAAAAATGGGAATAAGTATTGAAGATGTTTACAATGCTGGCACATTTTTCAGAATAAAAACCTGTCCGTGTTGCGGTGAAGGAGCAGTGATGACATTCGGATATACACCACACAAAGACAACGAACTTGTGTTTATTAAATGTCAAAACGTTGCTTGCGGGTTGCAAACAGAAACTGCTTATATTGAAATAGAATCGTCTGAGAATGTAAAGAACGCACTTATAAGAGAACAGATAGAAAGATGGAACAGAAGAGAATCATATATGGAAGGTTACAAAAATGGCAGAGCCGATGAAGCAGGATTAAGGGACGGAACGATTATGCAAACGTTCAGTCCTGATTAATTTAAAATGACACTTTTAGTTAGAAGGTGAAGTGGGAATGAGATTTAAGTGATTATTCCGCGAACCGAGAGCAACCGTTCCGCAGTTCAGATCCACCTGTCCGCGTATCAGAGCAGTCTCCACTTATCAAGGACATGCGACCTTCGGTCGTGCCTTACGGCATCCTTGACAAGTGAAGCCAGCTCTGACTTTCAGTAATCAAGAGGTTGTAAGACAACCTCTGTCATAACACTGGACTCATTCTGCGGAAAGGTGGACTCATTGCGCAGATTAGGTGGATCAGAAGTAGCGAATCAATGGACCTAATAACGCGGAATAATCATTAAGGAAACGCCATTTGCTGAATTATTAAAGTTAATTAAAGAACAGAAAGAACAGAAACGAATTAGAGAACAGATGGAGAAGAATCAAAATGGGTGAATTTGAATCATGCACAGGATGTTGGTACGCAGAACATGGTGATTGTTCATTAGGAAATGAACCTTGCCATAAAAAGAAACCAGATTTCAGTGAACTAACTTCTATGCATCCAGAAATAGAATCAGAGATGGGAATGCCGTTAGATGGCATGGGTTCGTGGTGGTATAGATGTCCAATATGCCATGACCCATTAGATTACAGACAGGAAGAGTGCGGTTGGTGTCATCTGAAGATTGATTGGGAAGGTCGGTGATGGCATGGACAGGGAGAAGGTTATCAAAGAATGGGAAACGGTTCTCAGCCGTGACCCATTGGATGCCCCGTGGGACTTAATTGATGACACCCTTGCCCTGCTGAAAGAGCAGGAAGCGGTAGTCCGGTGCAAGGATTGTGAGCAAAATGGTCAATGTTCCATCCAATTTAAATTTGCAGAGTCAGACGATCCGGGCAACTGGTTCTGTGCATATGGGAAACGCAAGGAAGGTCGGTGAAACGGATGGACAGGGAGAATGTTATCAAAGGGTGGGAGTGTCACATGGAAGTGGATACGCTTGGATGTGCAGATTGCCCATACAGGCAGGGATGGAGAACCTGTAACTTTGCCGATACGTTGTTCAAGGATGTTTATGCCCTGCTGAAAGAGCAGGAAGCGGTAAACCCTGTACTTGACGAACAAACAGGTCGGATATGGCTGTGCGGTAACTGCGGTTCATATGTTGGTTTTGAAGATAACGACCCGCATGACCCAAACGAATTTGACAAATACTGCCGTGAGTGTGGCAAACCTGTTTTGTGGGAAGGTCGGTGAAGCGAATGACACTTGAAGTTGCTGGTGCTATTGCTATTTCATCAATAATTTGGAATATATACAACCTTATTAAAATCTGCTTGCTTGAGAATAAAATCTGCTATCAGAAAGGGCAAATCGAAGCACTAATACGAAGAGAACCAACGCAAGCCAACGCAAAAAACAATGCGTTGGATGTGCGTTGAAGGAATGAAGGTGAAGTGAATGATAACACTCAATGAAATTAAGACTGAAAACGGATACAGCTACACGTACAGCCCGTATCACGAGGTTGTAAAAGTCAGATTGTCACCGAAAGAATATGAGTATCTTGAACAGCGATTTGGTAGTGTTCAAACTTTCATTGAAAACATGGTAAATGACTACATATATCACAGTGATGGCAACAACGATGAAGGTCGGTGAAGTTGACATGAGCAGAGTTGTTTTATACATAATAGCAGATAATGGCTGGGTTGTTCCAATAAGAAAAGCATATAAGAAAGCACGATTCAAAAGAAAAATGGGAAGACATCATGATTGGTGTGGATTTCACAAGAATAGGCGGTGAAGTGAATGAATGATAAAGAAATTATAAAACTGCTTGAGATTCTTATTGGGACAACAGAAGCGGTTGGAGATTCAGCGGTTGATGATAAAGCTGAGAGCAATCTGAAAACGCTGATTGATGTTGCCAACTGGTGCATAGATGGTGTGAGCCAAAGTGCATCAACAAGGCATCGCCCAGAATATAGCATGAGAAAAGTTGGGGAACGTGCTTTCTCTGCTCTTTGCGAATGGGAAGAATGGCTAAAAGAACGGATACAGGCTGAATAACCAGCATGAGAAAGGCATTAAAAATAATCAGTGAATGGAGTATAACAAATGTCTGATTTTAAAATTGTTGAGATCACACCGGAAGAATTTCATGAGATGTGTAAAAAACGGATGACCAAAGACGGACTATATCATGTTGTGCGGGAAGAACTGGATGAGATCGTGGACATTGCTCATGCTTACGGCTATTCATACTTCAGCGAAACACTGGAACGATCAGAAACTATTCTCAAAATGATTGAAATATTCGAGAAGGAACAACCGCAACTGAGAGGCCACTGGCTTTATTTGCAGGACTGTGCAAACGAGGGTGTCTATTGTTCCGAATGCAAAACAAAAATGTTCGACAGATATCCAATGAAAAAGAAGCTGTCTAAGTTCTGCGGGCATTGCGGCGCAAAGATGGATGAAGAAATAAAAACCATGTAAAAAAACAACGAATAACCAATTTTTACATTCCTGATAACTACGATTCGTAGTATACTAACACAAAACGAATAAGGGAGGCGTCACATGACGAGATCGACAGGACAAATGAAAAGAGATGACAGCACATGAGTACACCGTCACCTGGTACATATGCTGCCATCCACAAACAAGCGTTCAGGATTGCGTATGATTTCCTGAACGAGCATTTTCCTCCGGAACACGATCCTGACTGGTGGACTAAAACAATGAACGATGTCAGTCTGATCGGGAATATGTACGGAGAAAACAAGCTGGTCGTGTACATGATTACGGCACTTGTTGAATACCTGACAGAAGAAGACGAAAGGAGAAAGCAGAATGCTCAAGATTGAACGCATATACGCACAAGGCGCCAGCGTAACAACACAAAAAATTACCGGATTTAAAGACGGAGAACTCCGGAAGCTAAAAGATCTTCCTCACACTCAGGCGGAGGGCTTGCTTATCCGGATGCTTGACGAACGAAACGATGGAACCGGATCACAGTGGAAAAACAAGTACGGTATACTCGGGCTGTGGTTCGATAACGAAGCCGCATATGTCAACATCGGAAAGCCCTGCGACTGATTTTTTTATGCATTACATTATTACGAAAAGGAGTAATTAACCACGATGAATGTTAGGATCCACAGTGCGGACATGAACCGCATGATGAAGATAGCAAACCAGTGCGTAGATAAGCTGAGTGAAAACGTTGAAGTTATCTACGACAACAATCTGCTGACGGTCCGGAGTACAAACGGTGTTGTGTCCGCTGTCGTCAGCACTCCGCTGCTCGGCGGAACAGGAGAAAGCTTCTGTGTTGACGGAGCCATGCTGACCAGGGTATGTGCCGCATGCAAAGGAGAGATCGAAATCTCCACAAGTGAGAAAGTCTGCACGATTAAAGGCGCCGGTCGTACTCGGATTCCGATTGTGACGGCCAAGGTTAAGTCGTTTGAACCTGTCACAGGACAAAGCATAACCATCTCCGGCGGCGACCTGAGCGCGTGCTACGGGAAGATCAGCTATGCCGTATCGACGAACCCTGCCCGTGTAACACTGACAGGCGTCAACCTTACAGCCGAGAACGGTACTGTAAATATGACCGCACTGGACGGCTTCCAACTTGCTGTTGAAAACACCGTATGTGCGGGCGACAACATCTCAGCTCTTATCCCCGGAACATTCATGAAGATGGTTGCAAACAGTGTGATGATTGACGATACCGTCAAGATCACAACAGACGGCAAACGTATTCAGATCACTACGGACGATCTGATGATGAACTGTCCGCTGTTACAGGGTGAGTTTCCTGACTTCAACCGTATGCTTCCGCAGGAATTCAAGACGGAAATACTGGTAAACGTCGCAACGCTTACGGAAGCCCTGAAGAGTGGAAGCGTCGTACTCAGCAAAGATTCCGCCGTGATGATGATTGTAGAAGACGAAAAGGTGCTGATCAAAAACAACAGCGAACACGGCGAGTTCGAAGCCGACGTGCCATGCGAAATTCAGGGCGTGAACATGCGGATCGGCTTTAATGAACGGTATCTGCTCAGCGCATTGAATGTAATCAGCGAAGACGAAGCCGTTATCAAGCTCAGCGGAACCGTAACGCCTGTGATCGTACATGGAAAGGGGAAAGACGGGATCCATCTTCTGCTTCCTGTCAGGATTCGTGTGGAATGAAGCTTGGAAGTCTGTTTGATGGCTCAGGAGGTTTTCCGTTAGCCGGAGCATTGTTCGGAATCGAACCGGTATGGGCGAGTGAAATTGAAGAGTTTCCAATCCGGGTTACAACCAACAGGTTCCCAAATATGAAGCATCTTGGCAACGTGGAAAACGTAAACGGAAATGAAATCGAGCCGGTAGATATTATCACGTTTGGAAGTCCGTGTCAGGATCTATCAGTCGCAGGAAAACAGGCTGGTATTCACGACGGCGAACGATCCAACCTGTTCTTTGAAGCAATACGAATCATTAAGGAGATGCGAAATGCAACAGCAAATAAGTTTCCTCGATTCGCTGTATGGGAAAACGTGCCAGGAGCCTACAGCAGCAACAACGGAGAAGACTTCCGGGCTGTCCTCAAAGCGTTCTGTTCCGTCTGCGACGATACCTGTGATGTTCCTAGACCTGAGACCGGGGTATGGCAACCTGCTGGGTGCGTACTGGGAGAACACTTCAGTCTTGCCTGGAGGACATACGATGCGCAGTACTGGGGAGTGCCCCAACGACGTCGTCGAATCTACCTTGTCGCAGATTTTGCAACAGGACGTGCCGGAGAAATACTCTCTGAGTCCGAAAGCGTGCCGTGGGATCCTGCGGCGGGCAGAGAAGCGTGGGAAAGAGCTTCCGCCTATGTTAAAGGAGGCGTTGGAAGAAGTGATATACCTCAATGGTTGTACGGACGTGGATGACGACGACGATATCATCGAAGAAGACGATGATGAATTCGATGACGAAGACATCGAAGATGGTGATACTTAATGACATGGGAGGAAGCGTAATGAATGTATCGGAGGATGTTACGGCGTGTCTTCGGGCACAGGATCACGGGCATCCTCCGGTGATCTGCTTCGAGCCTGGAATCGCAAGGCGTGAAGGGAGTGACAGCCGGTTTGTGCGTGATAAATCAGTCACGCTTCGGGCACAGATGGGAGACAATCAGCCGGCCGTGTGCTACGCAGTTGACAGTCATCCAATGGACAGCCGGTTCGCGATCGCGGGAGATGTTTCTCCCACTGTCACATCAAAACTTTTGAAGGGATCTGCCGACGATCCGTTGGTGCTGATTGAACAATGAGCAACGTGAAGTGTATGAATCCATGGGATCCTCAAAGCAAGAGACAATACGAAATCAACGGTGTGTATTGTGCATTAAACGCAGGACAGGCAATCGGAGGTCAGGCTCACGGAATCTGCTACGCCATTGAAGGAAACGTCGTGGATCGTGTGAGTTCAAAGAACGGTAAGGGATGGTGCGAGAATGTGAGTCCGACACTGAACACACAGGATCGGCACGCCGTGGTGTACGCCTTGGAAGGTAACGGTGCCAGACCGTCCCGCCTTGGAAAAGGTTGGAGTGACGACGGAACCATGTACACCCTGAACACGATTGAACAGCACAGCGTGTGCTACGGCATCAGCAGGTCATGCCTGAAGGGCGGAAACGGAAGCAACGGCGGAATGCCAATAGGAGAAAACATACAGCCGTCGATGACTGCAAACGGATGTGGAGCCGTGTGCTATGACGCCCGTGGTAACGGCGACGGGAAGGTATCGCCTACGGTTACCGGCGATCATAACAACAGGATTACAGACTATACGACAGTGGTGGTGCAGAGTAATGATGGAAGCATACATGGCAGGAAACGGTCAGCTGGACCAGGTTCAATTGCTGACAATATCGAGAACACTGGACTGTATGCACGATCAAAAGATCATTCTGATTAAGTTAGGAGATGATGAAGTGGAAGAGCAGAGACGGAAGTATGTGCTAAGGCGCCTGACTCCGACGGAATGTGCACGGCTTCAGGGATTCCCTGACTGGTGGTGCGATGACGCCAACGGAAGCGATACTGCACAGTACAAAATGTGGGGCAACGGTATCGCATTACCATGTGCTGCTGACGTTCTCGGACGGATCGCGAAGGAGCTTGAGAAGGATGCCATGTAAGTACGCAATACAGTATGCGGAAAACAACGTGGACTTTATTCCGCCGTATGTTGAGGGTAAGTATGATATCCCAATGATTATGCCGGAAAAGTACGAAGAAATAAAATGGTTCCCGTACGGAAATCCGAACGCCAATTACAAACGGTATGAACACGGGATTCACTTCTTCGTATATGACTACAGGTTTCAGGCAATGTGGAATAACCGTGAAAAATACGCCAGCATGCTGAAAGAATTTAAGGCGGTAATGTCACCGGATTTCAGTCTGTACTATGACTGGCCTGTGATGATACAGATGTGGAACCACTATCGAAAGCACCTGCTTGCCGCATGGATGCAGTCCATTGGCGTTAAGGTATACCCGGTGATCCGGTGGACAGACGAGAAAAGCTGGGACTGGTGTTTTGATGGTGAGCCATTCAGAAGCACTGTTGTAGTCAGCAGCAAGGGAACATTGAAAGGTTTGGAAGAAAGACAGCTGTTCCTGAGAGGGTATGACAAAATGCTTGAGGTTCTTGAGCCGGAAACGATTATGTTTTACGGAAAGATTCCGAAAGAATGTAAGGGGAATATCATTCCCGTTGACGAGTTTACAAAACGGTTTAAGGAGTTGACGTGAAATGATTGAACTGAGATTACAGATGTTTGGTGGAGGAAGTTCAGGAGGTGGTGGCGCCGGTGGCGGTGGTACAAACGCCAGTAAGAGTTCGTCTAAGCAAGCAGTGAGCAGTAATGCACCTGGAAGTGGCCATGGTGGCGGTGGACGGCGGATGGATGGCGGCGGACCAAAGCAAAGAGAAGAAGAACAGGCAAGAACAACCAGAAATAAGCCAACAGAATCAAAGCCAAATGAACCGAAAAAGAGTACGGATAACAATGCTCCTGTAAAAAGGATTGTGCCAACAGAACGGTATACGATTCATTCAAGACGTGGCGATCTTCAGGAAAGCAGTATCAGCGGAAACGATATGATTAAAGCAGGGTATCGATATGATCAACGTGATGAAGTATGGCGTGATAAACAAGGAAAAGAAGTAAAGGTTAGAATTGCAAGAAGAAAATAAAGATTGGATTAATAGACGTTTACATATACAAATTGCTTAATATTGCACTAAAAAGGAGGAATACAAATGATTATTCAGACATGTCCTGACTGCGGTGCTGATCTGGAACAGCAAATCCTGACGTCAAATCCTCCGAAACGAAAGGTGCGATGTCCGATGTGCGGATGGGAACATACCGAAACGGAGGAAACAATACGTATTCCGTACGTATGTGAAGACAGAAACATGATCGGATATGTTCCGCCGGCATGTAAGAATTGCAGTAATCATCCGTCGAATGGAGGGACCGGAATATGCCATTGCATACTCGGAACAACACAAATAACGTGCTGACGCCATGTGAACGGTTCAGAATTCTCAGGCTGTTAAGATATAACCTTCCTGACTTTTTCATGTTTCTGAAACGTATACCTGGATACAGAAAACTGGATAAGCATTACGGGTATGATCCAAAGTTGTACATACATGCAATGCATACGTATGAAAGCCTGATCAGTAACCTTACAGGTGGGAAGCTGAGCAAGCCAAACTATGAGCTTCAGTTCCTGCTGGATGAAATCAATGATTATTACTGCGACGGATGCCAATACAGGGAGGAAGCCAATGCCAATCAAGACAGATGATACACATCTTTACCTGATGCATAATGGACAAATGATTCCGTTCAGCAGTATTCAAATCGTAAACACTTTGGATATGTCCGACAATCAGGTTGAAACATTCAGTGCGTCTGAACTGACCTGCGGGTTTGAAATCAGCGCACGAATCAGCAACGGAGCACGGGACATACTGCTTGGTAAGTGCTGGACTAATGCAGCCAGACGTACCATCCGATTAAACAAACGGCATAAAGAAAAACTCAGAAGACAAAAACTGAAGGAGGAAATAGGGCATGAGCATGCTGACATGGGCCGAACAGGAAGTTAAGATCGCCTGTGAACGGGAAGCACCAGATCGGAAAAACAATGAATGGGACTACGGATGTGCATGCTATGAGAGTGCATTAAAAGCGTACAAGAGTCTGATCGAAGACGGTCACAGTGGATTCAGCTGGAGTATAACAAAACATATTCTTATGCGTCTGATGGAAGACAAACCACTGACGCCAATTGAAGATAAACCTGAAGTATGGAAAGATGTTACATGCAAAAATGAAGAAGGCAAATTATATCAGTGTAAACGGATGAGCAGTCTGTTCAAGCACGTAAGACCGAACGGAAGCATTTACTATGATGATATCGCCCGCGTGACAATGCATGAAATCAACACAGATACAAACTGGAACAGCAAGACGGCTCGAGACATTATAAACGAAATGTTTCCGATTACTATGCCATATATCCCGCAGGACAAACAATATGTTGTTGAAGCAACAGAGTACCTGTCAGACAGAAAAAACGGCGACTTTGATACCGTTAATTATAAGTTTGTCACATGTCCGGACGGCGAAATACGTCATATCGAACGCGCATTTGGTGAAACCAAAGACGGATGGAAAGAAATTGATATGACAGAACTCGTCAAGAGAATACAGATGCATTACGAAAGAGAAAGGAAAGAACACAATGAAGATAATAAACGCAAAGGCTGAGATCCTGTTCCTTGACGATCAGCGTGCCATCGACGAGATCTATGCGCGGATCGAAACAGCCGGCAGGACATGCTACAAAAGTGAAGAGTATGTTATACCAGGCAGTTCCAGAACGTTTGCAAAACGTGTTGTTGATATGCACCATGAAGCAATGCTTGAACACGCAAGCATTATGGTTCGGTTCACTGTTGATCGCGGTGTCAGCCACGAGATCGTCCGGCACAGGCTTGCTGCGTTTGCTCAGGAAAGCACAAGATACTGTAACTACAGCAAGAAGAAATTCGGAAACGAGATTACATTCATCAGACCCTGTTTCTTTGAAAACGAAACGGCTGAAGATATATGGGAAGCACTGATGAATTCATGTGAGATTGCCTACATGGACATGATCGGCAACAGCGGAAAGACACCGCAGGAAGCCAGGTGCGTACTGCCAAACAGCCTAAAGACCGAAGTAATCATGACTGCCAACATCCGTGAGTGGCGCCATTTCTTCAAACTCCGTGCCGCATGTGAAACCGGTCCGGCTCATCCGCAGATGCTCGAGGTTGCTGTTCCGCTGTATCAGGAGATGTGTGCAAGACTCCCGGAACTGTTCAGCGACATTGTAATCCCGGAAGATGTGATGAAGAAATACGGAAAACGCATGCTTGTTGCACAAGGTAATGAACAGTGTGAAGGACAGATTTCAATGGAGGAACTGCTGAACGATGGCAAGGTTTGAACCGTTCGTGGCTTTATACTGGCCGGAAACTGAAAAGGATGCCGTTCATTTTCATGTAAGTCTGCTTCCAAAGTGGATCCAGCTGTACATTTTCCGGTTTGCAGAGAGGAGAGGTTTGATTGGAAACAAAGGCGATTAAAACATTCCGTGAACAGGTTGAAGACAGGTGGAACAGTGATGACCGTGCAGCGTTTGCCATGGTCACACAGATGAAAGATGAAACAACCGCTCATATGGAACTGTACTGCGAAGGAAACTTTGATGTGATGATATCGGCCATTTTAGAAGAAATTGCTGATCTGATTGTTTCGAATTCAGAAGGTATTGAAGAGATGCGACATGTATCTATGGGGATTTCTCGTGACCTGCACAGACTATGCAATGAGAAGTGGGCAACAAAAACAAAGAAGCATCTTCACTTCGCCGTACTTGACGGCGGACTTCAGTAATGATGGAGGAAGTAGCTGATGAATTTATGCGATCAATGTGAACTAAAAAAATACAACCTTTCGGAATGTGCTCCATTTGATAAACAAACATGTGATGATTTTAACTTTATAAATAAAAAAACTCCCGATTCGAATATGCTATCTCACGCCATAAATGAATTACCCACAAAGAAAAGTGATCCTGTTAATTCGCCAACTCATTATGTCGGCAAGATCGAGTGCATAGACTATCTCCGGGACAAGCTGACGCCGGCAGAGTTCACCGGGTTCTGCATTGGAAACGTGCTGAAGTACTGTTCACGTTGGCGGAAGAAAGATGGCGTACAGGATCTGCATAAAGCCAAAGTGTATCTTGAATGGGCGATTGAAAACGAGGAGAAGAAACCGTGATTGAAAGTTATTGCAGAACGCACATATGGTACAAGTGCCGCAGTATTACAGGCGAACCACCTGTTGTGCATCTGAAAGGACAACCTATACCGCACTGGGAATACGATGGATTCTTTGACGGATCTGATGCATACGCAATCATGTGGAGCTTCGATACAAAACGTGCACGCAACAAAACATTTCGTCAGGCTGTCGGATTCTTCAGCAGAAACGGTGCAGAACTATGTCAGGTATGGATTACAGACAGGTTCAACGGTGACTGGCGAAAAGCAATCCTCCAGTATGGTACGTTCAATAACTTCTTCAATGCGTTTGAAGCTTACTTCAATGAAAGGAAAGAAAAGTTTATGGCAAAAACAAAGGAACTGATTCAACAAATGTATCCTGAACTGAAGAATATCAAGAACATTCGTCCAAACAGTCATGGCGGAGTAGCGAACCTGCTTCGTGTGCTGACACGGACAATGAATGAACAGGGGAGTTCCATCCGTACCATTGCAAAGGTACAGTACTCTGTATGTCTTCAGGCTGGTATTTATGTGCCGGAAGAATTTATTAACGACGTGCTTACAGCTGCTGATATGGATCCTAATATTTGGAAAGAGGACGACAGCAAATGAGTAAAACCAACTGCGTTAACTGCGGTGCCGCAAAGGAAGTAGACGATCTTCAATGCCCATTCTGCGGCACGAAATACGCCGATTTAACCACGTTCGACTTGTTCCATGATAAAGAGATCTTTATCCAATTCACCGGTGCAAATGGTGCAGTAAAAACAGCTAAAGCATACATTACTGAAACGACACTTCAGATGCATCCGGAAACAATGTGCCTGTACGGCTCAGACAATTTTCTCCATAGAGAAACAACAGCACTGCATGTAAACGGCTCAATAAACTTTGCACTGTATGAATCCGTGTAAAAGAGGAGGTGATGTCATGTGTCAGAAGCAACCCAACTGATACCGAACTGGACGTATGACGACTTCCTCACGGAAGGACCATACGAATGGCTGTATCAGCAAAAGGATAACAAGTTCATGCTTCAGGTTCTGCTGAATAAATTGCAGGTCAAGGCAAAGGAACTGAAGTTCACAGGGTTCATGAAAACATGGAACGCTTACGTTGAATCAAAATCTCCAAAGGCTACGATTCTCGGAAGCAATCAGACCATGTTTCCAAAGCAACCCACACAGCTTCAGTGCGGCACATATGTAGCAGATGAATACGGCGTGTCCAGGTTGAATGAGATGGGTGCCGAGGTAGAAGTTATATCACATCCATTGATGCCTGTAAAGCGTGTAACTAATATCGAAACATTTGAAGAGAAACTCGAGATTGCATACTGCCGTGGCAAGGATCCATGGAAAAACATTACCGTATCCCGTGAACAGCTTGCATCGGCTCAGAAGATCATCGGACTGTCCCGTCAAGGTGTAGCAGTGAACTCAGAGAATGCCAAAGAGGTTGTCAAGTACATGAGTACGCTTGAAAGTCTGAACTATGATGACCTTCCACGACAGAATTCAGTCAGCCATATGGGCTGGCTAGGCGACGGACAGTTTATGCCGTACGTAGATGACGTAAGTTACGACGGCGACAGCCCTGAGTTCATGAATATGTATCATGAATTTAAACCAACAGGAGATGAAAAGACATGGCTCGATCTCGCAAAGGACGTCAGGAAAGCAGACTCTGTCCCGGCTCGGATTGCACTGGCTTCGTCTTTTGCTGCTCCATTAGTTCAGATATTGGGAGGTTTGCCATTCTTTGTTCATTTCTGGGGAGAAGCAGGATGTGGCAAGACTGTCGGTCTGATGTTAGCCGCTTCCGTATGGGGAAACCCGGATGTTGGCCGGTACGTGAAGACGTTTTCAGGAACAAAGGTCAGTCAGGAACTGTACGCAGCATTCTGTTGCAACCTCCCGATTCTGTTCGATGAGTTACAGGTAATCAGTGACAGACGCCTGTTTGATGACATTATTTATATGCTATGTGAGGGCGTTAGCAAGGGACGTGGAGCCAAAGAAGGTGGGCTTCAAGTGTCCCGCAGGTGGTCAAGCTGCATCATCACAACCGGAGAAATGCCGATCACTCAGGGCAACTCGGGCGGCGGTGCCGTTGCTCGTACTGTCGAGGTTAACTTCGGCGGCGTACCGCTGTTCAAGGACGCCCGTGGTGTTGCCAATATGCTCAAGGAACACTACGGATTCGCCGGACCGAAGTTCATCAGGATGCTTCAACGTGACGGTGTTGTCACAGCCCTCAAGGCACTGCAAAAGAAGTTCTATACTGAACTGATGCAGGAAGACGTACACGACAAACAGGTATTATCCGCATCAATCCTGCTTGCGGCTGATGCACTGGCTACCCGTGGAATCTTTCAGGACAATAACGCACTGACAGTGGAAGACATCAAAGGATATCTTGCCAGTAGATCCGAAACAGACGTTAACCTTCGATGCTATCAGTGGCTCGTCGGATTCTGTGCAGCCAATCCACGCCGGTTCGACTCTGAGGATCAGAGTAACGGTGAAGTTTGGGGTAAGTATGAAGAAGGGTATGTGTTTATTAACAAGACCATGTTTGACGATCTGCTGAAGAACAAGGGATTCTCTCCCGGCGCATTCCTTGACTGGGCAAAACGGAAAGATATCCTGAAGTACAAGTATTACGGTCCGGGAAACAAGAACAACCGGCTGACATGGTCTGTGAAGATCGGAGGAAAACCGGTACAGCATGTGGCACTCAAGTTGCCTGAAGAAGAACAGACAGAACAGGAGAAGTATAAGGAGTATATTGAGGTTAACGATCCGGATATTCCATTCTAAAGAGAGGTGAATTATATGGATGAGCAATGGAAAGACATTCCTGGATACGAGGGTTTATATCAGGCTTCAAACAAAGGAAGTATACGATCCGTAGAAAATAAGATTACAAGCAATGCACTATACAATGTCAGAAAATGGAAATCAAGAATTCTTAAACCAAAGAAAAGGAAAAGAACAACAGGGACATATGATTTTCGTGTTGATCTTTGGAAGGACGGAACACATAAAACATTGCTTGTATCACGGTTGGTTGCAATGACATGGTGCGATGGATACAGAGAAGAACTGACAGTTAATCATATTGATGGAAACACACTTAACAATACTCCTGATAATCTTGAGTGGATATCTCGTGTAGATAACATTCGAAAAGGATATGAAACCGGACTATACGATAATGCTAAAAGAAAATGTATCCTGAAAGACAAGGAAAAAGAACAAACATATGTTTTTGAATCACAATATGATGCAAGCAAGTTTCTTGGTTGGGGAAAGAAATATATAAACAATAGGCTTATTAGGAATAAAACGAACGCTTTTTCAAAGGACGGTATAGAGTATGAGATTAGTTCCTTCTGATGTGGTATACGGTGTTTCCCGTCGGTATACGGTGACCGTATACCGGTTCAGCCCTACTGCCACAACGGTTTCTGGCTGCGGTATACGGTGTATACGGTGTTTTTGTAACACACCTCTTTATTTTAGAGAACACACAAAAAAATACCAGTCAAGCGTGTTCGCGCGCGTAAGAGTGTTTCACCACCGTATACTCCGTATACTCCGTATACCGTGCATCACGAAGCCTTATAAATCAACACTCGTAGCGGTATACGGTGTTTAGATATCACCGTATACCACCGTATACCGAAAGGAAGAATGAACATGAAGACACTCATAGCTATCCCATGCATGGACACAGTACCGTCCGGATTTGTACAGTCCCTGTTGCACCTGGAAAAAGGACAGAACGTCAGCGTACTGATGCAAACCAACACGCTCATATATGACAGTCGCAACTTAATCACACTTCAGGCAATCGAACAGAACTTTGACCGTGTGATGTGGTTCGACAGTGACATGATGTTCACACCATTGACAATGCGTATGCTCGCATACGACCTCGACGGGCAAAGCGTGATGGGTGACAGCAACGCATCACGTTTTCCCGGGTGCGATATGGTAACGGGTCTGTACTTCAAACGCCGTCCGCCACATACACCCGTAATCCTCCGCACACTGGAAGAACCTGAACGCGATCAGTCCGGACGGCTTGTGAAACACACGGATGACTACATCAATTATCCAAAGAACCAGCTCTTTCCTGTACGTGGCTGCGGTATGGGATGCTGTATGACGTCCGTTAAACTTCTCAAGCATGTATGGGAAAAATTCGGCCCCGCATTCACACCGTTCCCATGGGCAGGTGAGGACATATCCTTCTGTCATCGTGTCAACCAGCTCGGGTATCAGATATGGTGTGACAGCCGTATAATATGCGGACACATCGGAACCGTCGTATACACAGAAGAGAACTGCACGAAAAGAGGTGACGCAAATTGAACAGCCTTGGTCAACGTACACCAACGGAAACCCTGATCCATCGTCTGCGGCTGATGGCTGATGCCGGCGGTACACTCTCCCGGGATCGCAAACGTACCGTTATAGAATCAGCAGACAGACTCGACGAACTCCTGGATCGGGTTGCCGTACTCGAAGAACGCATAGCTATCATGAAAGAACCCGCATTGCATGGAGGTGAAACGGATGAAGAATATTGAGTGGTGGAGAGGTACCGCAACCCACATGTGGCGTGTCTACTTCGCCATGCAACGCGACGGTTTCGAGTGGGATTCCCTGACGCTCCCGTACCAACGCATCTACGCCGTCTGCCACCACGTATTCTCAAAACAGTTCGTCAAGACCGATCAGGAAATCCTTCAGTACTACTTCACATCACGTTGGGGTGACGATCTCTACGCCGTAGAGGATTATTCTCTTAAGCACAACATCCCCGTAAAGGTGATATGGATGGTGATACGACGCGCTAACCGCAGCGTGATAGAAGAGGTCGGTTTGCTCGACAGAAAGGAGGACGCTGCGTCAAATGAATAAACCGATGCTTGACATTATTGTGACATATCATGACGAATTATTGGAAACAGGCAGAAAATTCTTTGACATGCTCAGGCTTCAACGTGATGTCGACTTTGATAACTTTAGAGTTATCATTGTACATGATGACAGTGCTAAGCATATTTCCGACTTTTCAATGCTCCTTGGTGAAACGTCTTATACATACATCATAGAAAATATCAATAAGCATGTCGGAACAGCCGAAGCAAGAAACGTTGGGCTGAGAAAATCTACGGCTGAATGGGTTATGTTCTGTGACTTCGACGATCTATTTACTAATGTATGCGCACTGAAATTAATTATTGACGTACTTCCATCCAATAAAGCAGACGTTGGATGGTTCGAAACATGGATAGAAGAAAAGCAACCGAAACACTTCGTGAACGTCCTGAAAGAAAATATTACGTCCACAAACGGAAAAGTATACAGGCGGAGTATATTAATCGACAATGATATTTTCTTTGAACCGTCACTGAAACACCTGTATGAATCTGAGTTTAATGCCCATGCGTTTTCTGTTATACCTCAGCATAGGATCGCAAAAATTAGTATGCCATTTGCGGCATACATGAAAACATTCAGGGATGACGGATTTAACAGTAACGAAGGTGCGCTGAATGACATTATGAACGAGATGCTGATGTTGCATGTCTTTAGTACTAACAGAGCTATTAAAGAACATAGAATGACAGATGCAGGGATCTTTTTCATGGACGCTTTGTTTGATGCATACTTTGTAATGAACAACAGTCATGCAAAAATTACTGAAAAGAACAGAACTGCATTTATCAATTTTATCAGAAGCGCATGGACTGTCGTTCCACATGTTGATTGGTACACTGTCGATGCATCAATGACAAACGCAGGAGCAAGGATGGACAACTTTGTACAAAAAGCATACATAGCGTATGGTGCAGAGATGCTTCCGCCTATGCATGACCTTAGCATCGCTATCCAATGGATCCGTAACACATTTGGCATTGACCTGGAAAAAACTTGCAACACCATTGAATCGTTAGCTGAACATTCTTCTGATCGCGAACGTATCGTCGTATACTGCGGTACCAAAAACACCTATGAGTACATGTCCGCATCCGCAAAATCACTGTTGGCTCACACAAAAGTTGATCGTGTCTATTTCCTGACAGAAGATGATACGTTCCCTGAATCTCTTCCGGACATTATTACTAACATAAACGTGTCAGGACAAACATACTTTGATCCTTCCGGACCAAACTATAAAAATAGCTGGACTTATATGTGCCTGATGCGGGCTGCATTTACAAAACTGTTTCCGAAACACAGCTGTGTATTATCATTGGATAACGATACCGTTGTTACACAGGATATCTCCGAACTGTTTGATACAGATATGACAGACTACTATATCGCCGGGGTGCATGAAATAAAGCGTACACAGGAAGACTATATCAACTTTGGCGTCGTGCTGATGAACCTTGACCTGCTTCGCAGTGATCGCCTGGATGATAAAATCATCTCAGAATTGAACGAAAACATATACGACTGCCCTGAACAAACTGTGTTCTCGGAATTGTGCGAGCATCACATCAAGCTTCTTCCGACAGAGTACAACTTCGTTATACACTCCACACTCACAGGTGCATGCGATCACCCGAAGATCGTACATTACGCAGGCATTAAGTACTGGAAACACTACGACGGTTACCGTAAGTATAAAGACATGTCATGGAAAGACGTAATGAACAGGCAGGTGAATCTGATATGACATTCTCCATCATTATCCCTTCCCATAACGGTGCGTCACGCATCGCCAAAGCTCTTGATTCCTGCATCTCGCAATCGTTCAAGGACTTCGAACTCATCGTTGTCTGCGATGCATGCACCGACAACACAGTCGATATCGCACGCTCATACAACGCCAAAGTAATTGAGGTCGATGTCCGCCGTGACGGACTCGCCCGTAACGCCGGCATTGACGCCGCCGTAGGTGACTGGATCCTCTTTCTTGACGACGATGACTGGTGGCTGCATGAGTTCGTATTTCAGCAACTGAAACAAATCATCGGTGACGGCTCCGCTGACGTTATCAATTACGCCGTCATTTGGAAACATAACGGGTACGTGAGCTATCCACCAGGACGCTTTCTCGGCATGGCTGCGGGTCATTGCTGGAAACGTTCCTTTGTCGCAGACACACGCTTTGATTCCGCATCATACAGCTCTGATACACACTTCCTCGACGCACTCATTGCCAAACGCCCTGTATCACTAACTACAGCACTCCCTATGTATTACTACAACTACATGCGTGAAGGCTCACTCTCAGACCTCCATAAGAAAGGAGAAATATAATGACATCAGTACTTATCACCGCACCGCTCCGTCAGGAACCTAAGATCTTTAACGAATACCGTGACTCCATTGACAACCTCCGTATCCCATCCGGCGTACACGTCGATACCTTCTACGTCGTGAACGACTGCCCCGAAATCATCCCGCACCTCCGTCCATCTGATTCCTATATCACACACGATACCGGCGAAGCATACTCTAAAACCCATAACGACCACATCTGGTCTGACTCCAACATGCGTACTATGGAAACCCTCCGTAACCTCACTATCCAACACGCCCTCTACCATAAGTATGACTACTGGTTCTCCGTAGATACCGACCTCGTACTCCACCCTGATACCCTCCGCTACCTCCTCGACGCAGATAAGGATATCGTGTCAGAAATATTCTGGTCTACTTCACAAGACGTCCATACGTGGTGCAACGCCTGGCTATATGACCAAGGCTCAGGTATGCTCGATGAATGGCATAACCCCGGTCTGTATCAGTGCGGTATGACCGGCGCCTGTACCCTCGTGAAACACGCCGTACTCGCCGCCGGCGTAAACTACTCACATATCCCTAACATTAACCGCGCCCTCTTCGGTGAGGATCGCCACTTCTGCGTCCGCGCCGCCGTACATGGCTTCGAACTGTGGGTCGACTCTCACTGCCCCGCTACACACCTGTATACTGAACAAGAATATCAAAAATATATGAGAGGTAAACAAAATGGATAAGGATACTGAAAATCAAATCGTTGACGTCGTTAAGAAAAAACGTGGTGCCACTTGGATGCGCGCTCTCTCCGCTGACGGCGATGAAAACCTCCAACCCGGCGATAACGCTCGCTATATCCGGCTCGCTATGACCGCTTGGGATCTCCCGCCAATCGATATCTCTGACCCTGAACAGGTCAAACAACGTATCACTGAATACTTCCAACACTGCGCTGAAAACGACCGTAAACCTCAACTGATCGGTATGGCTAATTGGCTCGGTGTGGACAGAAGTACTATCAATTCGTGGAAAAGGGGGGAGTATAGAACCGAAACGCACTCCCCCATCATCAAAAAAGCTATAGACTTTCTCGAGGAATTGTGGGTCGATTACATGCAGAATGGTAAGGTGAATCCTGGTGCAGGGATCTTCCTTGGAAAGAATCTATTTGGGTACAAAGATGTCGCTGATGTGGTCGTTACACCAAACAATCCGATGCAGGGACTGGATGCGAACGAAGCACGCAAGCGTCTGATCGAAGCTGTACCGGACGAGAGCGACGAGTGATATGTCAGGCACGGGACATACCTGTGCCTGATATATATATCTTTTTATTAGAATATATAATATATATAGTATACGGTATAATAAATAAATATAGTTTACGACGCATGAGGTTGCTTTTGTATCTGAATCAGAGAGGGGAGAAACGATGAGTATCGCAATCAATTCGACGAGCGTTGTGTTGTATTGTCCGAGATGTGGAATGTCTGTGCCAATTGTGATCCATACCGAAGAGGTTACGAGCGGAACGAGGAGCGTCTGCCGCCCGGTTAGTCAATGCCCGCACTGTCTGTTTTACCTAAACAGGATGACTGCATGCAATGAGTATGCATGCCCAGCTGAACGAGTCGATCCGCCAGGAGTACGAAGCAACTATTCGTAAAACGTATGTTTAGCGAATAGTTGATACACTACAGATTGAGCATCGTCTGACGATGTACTACTATATCGTTGATTTTGC